AAACATAGAATGAAAAAAGCTCACTCGAATGTTATTTTTATTTCAAAAAACACTACAAAAGCCCGTACTGTATAGCTTTATAACTTTAAAAAAAAAGTAATTATTTAACATATTTAAGATTTTTTAATTTTAAAAAACACTATAAGGTTTAAAAACGGGTTTTTTTTCATTCAATTCTAACCATTTTTTATAGCATTTTTTACAATGCAAAGCATTATTTAACACCTTAACACCACAAATAACACAGCTTTCATTAGGAAATAAACTATAATGAATCATTCAAATGTTTTTTTAATGCTTCCTGATATGCTTTAGATGCTTCTATTTCGCATTTAAAATATCCTAAATGTTTTTTATTTCCTTTAATTCTTATTTTAGATTCCCATTTTTTATTTTTTTTATACCATGAAACACCTGTATATTTAGATGTTCCATTTTTTTTATCTTTACTAGAATTTTCTCTACAGCTAATTAACTGTATATTTTCTAATCTATTATCTGTAGGTATATTATTAATATGATCTACTACAATATTATTATAATTTGGAATATGATTTAAAAAAGCCATTGCTACAAGTTGATGAATTTTCTTTTTTTTTCCTTTTCCATTTTTTAATAAAGAAACTGTTAAATATCCTCTACCATCATTTAACGCTTTTAAAATTCTTTCTTTATTAAATTTTAAGCTCTTTACATTTCCTAAATTACTTACTTCATAATCAGGATAGTCTTTTATTTTCTTCCAAATTTCCATATTTTTAAGCTCCAAATTTATTAATTTCATCATCCTGTCTTAATAGTATTATTTCTTCTCTAAGCTTTTGTATTTCGTCTTTGTATCTTTCTTTAGACTGTCTATGTCCTATTAACTCAAATCTTAGAATATCGTAGTAGTGCCTCCAGCTATCAAAATCTTCTAAACCTTTTTCTACTAATTTACTTGCATCATTCTGTAAACCTTACTTTTTAAATAGTTGATCTAAGTATATTAAAGCTGCATGAATTGAATATAAATCTGTTTTGAAACAGTTTACTACATCATCACATAAAGCATCTTTAGATTGCTTCCATGCTTTTAATACTGGTGTAATTTTTTTCTCGTGTGTTTTCATGGTTTTGGTTTTTAAAAAGGTAAATCGTCTTCTTCTTCTTCCTGATAGCTCATTTTTTGCATTGCTTTATGACTTGGCGATAATTCCGCCAAGTTGGATATATCTTTATCTCCTACATCACTATATGAATTATCTAATGGGTTTTTACCATTAATAGTATATCTACAATGGTTATTCCATTTCATTAAAATAGGGCTATCTCTCAAAGTACATGAACCACCTGTAATAGTTTCTTTTATCTTTCTTACATGAACTTCAGCAGTAGACCATAATTGAGGGTGTTGTGTCATTCTGTGAACTGTTAAAAAATCATCTGCTCTATTTGCAAATTTTTGACCACCTTCTGTATCTGCTTTTTCAGGTGGTTTTAAATGCCCTTCATGCTCACTATCTTTAGGGTATACATTTCTTGCAGCTTGTGTTACTAAATGAGCATTTACAAAAGTAGTTGTATTTGTATTATCGCAAAATATTCTAATATTAGCACATGTATCATAATCTTCCTGATGCTTATTAGTTGATTCTGTCATTAATGAATTAAAAGGATCAATTAATAAACCATCTGCAGGGTGTTTATCTGCTATATCTAATATTTGATTAGAATTATATCTTTTATCTGATCTAATAAAATTGAAGCAGTCAGTCATTTCATTAAGTGTACTATGAAAACCTTTAGTATCTTTTGTAAAGTCCTTATCTAATCTTTTTCCAGTCCAAAAGTTAAATAGTTTAAATACTTGGCTTCTATGGGTATTTTCTGAGCTATAAATATTAAATTTCATGTTATGCTTTTTAGCTAAACATACAAAGTACCATAATATAACATCTGTTTTACCTACATTATCATGACCGTTAATCATGTTAAATTGTTTTCTTTTAAATAGAATATGACTATCCCATTTTTCATTTCCTATTCCATAACCTTTTTCAATTTTATCTAGCCTTATTTGATCCAGCTCCAGTAGTGCATCAGAAGGTGTTAACATTGGGTTAATTATATCATTCATTTAGTTTTGTGTTTTAATGTTATTTACTCAGCCATGGAACTATAGGATTTTCATCTATTATAATTACTTTTTTAGGTGGATTAAATTGTAATGAATTAATAAAATGGCTTAATACTTCATCTGTTTGTCTATTCTTAAAATCTGCTTTAAATACTTCTTTTTCTAGAAATTCATCTAATCTTTCTTTAACTCTTTCTTCACTACTTTTGTATTTTTTTATTGTTTTGGTAAAGTCCGTTTCATTAAATAAATCAATTACTTTATCTATAGTCGTAAACTTACTTCTGTAGCTAATTATTTTAGGTTCTTTTTTTATTTCATCATTCCAATGTTCACCGTTTAAATAAGTATATGGATCTTTTCTAAATTTAATATCTGGAGTTGATTTAATATAGTTTTCTATAGTTTCAGCAATCTTTAAAATATCACTATCTTTTAATTTTAAGAACTTTGTTAAGCACTTTTTTTTGCCTTGTTTTTTATTGTAAATATCCCAAAACTTATTAAATTTTTCAGTTTTTAAACTGTTTTTTTCTTCAGGATATTGTTTTTTATTTTTTCTAGCTTCTGCACTTGCTTTACCAGCTTTTGAATATCCTATTTTCTTTTTTTCCCATATATCCAAATCAGCTTTTAACCTTTGTTTAATGGGTAAAAAAACTAGCTCTATCATTAGATCATCTGTTTTAGGATTTAGATCATTTACGTATTCTAAAATGTGTTTAAATAGTTGCCCTGCCTTATCATCAGGAAGCTTAGATACTACTTCAATTATATTTGCATAGAGTAAAAAGCTTTTTTTATTTTCTGCCATTTTTAACTATTAGTTTATTGTTTTATACTTTAAATTTTTTAACTAAAAAAAAGCTATAATTTTTCTAATTGAACAAATTTAACACCATCAATAACTACTATTTTAATTTCGTTATTTGTTGCTAATCTGTACACCCATGTTACTGATTTATCTATCTGTTTTGCGTAGGTAGAAACCTTTACTAAATTTTCCATAATGTTTTTTTTGTGAATATAAGTTTTTAGTTTAGAACTTCAATAGATTTTTAAAAAAATATTTAGCATTTGAAAAATGCGACAGTATTATAAATATATTATATTACAATTACATATTACAATAACAATAACAATAACATATAACAGTTAAAAACGTTGAAAAAAAATTAACGAATTTAACGAACGTTAAAAACGTTGAAACGAATTTAACAAACGTTGAAAAAATAACAAGAATAAAAACTTTAGATTTAAGCACTTTAAAAATATACAGTCAATACAATATATAAATTTAATAATAAAAGCCATTAGATTAAGCCTAAATAGTCTTAAAAAGCATTTTAAACTGCTTTATATTTACATTCTATCTATTAATTTTAATATTTCATAGTATTTTATTAATTGATCTTTGTTTAATTCTATTTTTTCAACTAATTCAGTAATCTTTTTTGATAATATAATTTTATCTTTTTTCATTTTTTTAATTCAATTTAAAATGTAGTTAACTTTTTCAATAATATTTTTAGCTCTTAAATTATATCTTTTGTTTCCAGTCCAAAACCAGCCTAACCATTTTGAGTAAGTATGAAAAGATACTTTTAATTTTATAGTTTTATTTTCTATTACAAAATAATCTAAACTACAGTAAAAATTTTTATCTTTTTTTGATCTTACAAAATTAGGATCTTTTTTATCAAATATTAAATAAAGCCTTAAAATATCTTCTACTAATTCACTATCTGCAGTTTCTAAATTTTCACGTGTTATTATCATAAAACTGTTTTGTACTCATTAACTAAAAATAAATCATCAGCCTTATTTCTATCAGGATAACAATATAACATATTAGTAATTTTTGAATGACAAAGGTTTTTAATTTCTAAAACTATTTTTATACCACCTTCACAGGATATTGTTTTATCTAATGATATGTAAGCTGGTAATATTGGATTAAATACTATTTCGTATTTTTCTTGTTTTTCAGATATAACACCTGTAATAATTCCTAAAGTATTTTTTTTAATATTATTATAATTATTACTAAGCCTTACTATATCACCTGCTAAAGGCTGTGTATTGTTTTGAATGTTTTGATGTACGAAATTTTCTTTTTTTGGTATATAACCTCTACTAAGTTTAGCTAACATTCCATTATGTTTTATTTTACAAGTTGAGCTACAATACTTCTTATTACTTTTAGTAGTTTCAAATATATCATTACAACAAGGGCATACTTTTTTTAACTTATCCATATCTTTTATTTTTTTCTTTTAATTACTTTTTTTCTTAATCTTTGAAATCTTGATAGTTTTTTAGAGAATATATATTCATCTACTTTAAAGAAAATTAATGATCCTATTAAATTAGCAATAAAAGCTGTTAACCAAAAGTTATTTATATTGTATTTTAATAATATAAATGGTATTACTGCTAGTATTGGTGTGCTTAATTGCCACCTAAACATATATCTAAATAGTTTTATCATTATGTTAATTTAAAAAAGCCCCGAAGGGCATTAAGTTTATACTAAATTTTCTATTTTAAAACTTCTAAATCCTTCAGCTTCTAAATCCCAATAAGCAATAACAGAAAAATTATCTTTAGTGCTTCCTTTAAAATCGTAATTGATTAATTCAGCTTTTAATGTTCCTTTTGCTTTTCTAAGTTCTCCTGATTTCTTCTTAAATGTAAAGTTAACCTTTCCAGCTTTTAATTTCAATTTAAGCTTATAAGCTTTCCATGATTTTTTTAATGCTTCAGAAATTGAGATACCTAATGTTCTTACTAATTGCCATGCTGCTTTAAATAACTTGCTTTTCATATTGTTTTGTTTTAGTGTGTATGTAAATATAGTTATTTATTTCTAACTACGATTGAAAAAAGTTCATATGATCGTTATTTATAATGATTCTAAATAAGAAAACCCTGTTAAAACTTAATCTAACAGGGCTTTATAATTGTAATATGTGCAGCTATTACAATGCTTTTATTATTTGTTTACTTCATAAAATACTTTTTCTATTTTAGTTTTTTGAATGTTTTCTATCTCATAATCCATAACAGAACCTGAAAGAAGTTGTTTAATTGACTTATTAGCATCTTCTACTGTATTTCCTTGAATTATATAATTATCAATGATCTTACTAGTTTTACCATTATCAACATCTGAAGAAGTAGAAACTATCTTAACTTTAAAATAGTCTTCTTTAGTTTCATCTATTCTAACATCTTGAATATTGAACTTTGAACAACTTACTAAGTTATATTCAAAATCATCTTTTAAGCACTCTAATAGACTTTTTTCTGCATCTGTAAAGCTAACAGCCTTTAAAACATATTCACTAGTCTTTTTTTTAATACTTCCTTTATCAGGATCTTGTATTAAATACTTAACTTTTAGTTTAAAAAAATTGTTTTCTATCATAGCTTAAAATTAAAATGGAAGATCAGAAGTTACATTAGGTTTAGTTTCTGCTGGTGCAGATTGTTCTGAAGAACCTTTAATATTTATTCTCCAAATTCTCAAAGTATTAAAACATCTTTCTTCGTTTGTTTTTGGGTTAGTCCATAATCTACCTTCTAAGTTAAAATTAACTTCTACTTCTTGCCCTTCTTTAATTCCTGCTAATAAATCACAGTTATCATTAGTTGCTTCAAAGTTTATAAACTTAGGGTAATTTTCATGGTTATCAGTTAATATTATTTCCTGCTTTCTGAACTTATCAGATATTACTTGTACTTCTTTTAATTTGTTAACCGTTCCTGTAAATGTTAAATTGCTCATAATTGTAAATGTTTAGTTGTTAAAATTTTAATTTATTTGAAATCCTTTGTATTATTACTTTTTCTTCTTGCTTAATCTTTAGTATTAGATCATCAACATTTTTATTTAAATCTGCTGCTAATTCAGATACTATACCACTATCTTTTTTAGATGTAAATATAATGCTTTCCCTTGTTACTTCCAATAAGAATAAAGGCATTAGAAGGTAATCAGGATTGAAGGAAGCGAAGTATAATCTTTCTATGCTTTCATCCATTGCAAAAAAATTAACTATTTGCCATACATACTCTAAAGGTAATTTATTATCTCTTACATAGCTGTTATGTACTTTAGCTGAAGGGCATTTAATTTCTAGTCCTATCTTTTCACATAATGAAATACCATCAGGAGAATGACCATGATAATTATTTCTACTAATCCATCCAGCATCTTTAAATATTACACCAGTTTCTTTAGTTACTTCTTCAATAGCTAAAGGTTCTAAATCAATTCCACGTTGCATAGCTTCAGAAGTAAATCCTTCTTCATAATTAAAGAAGGTGTTTCTTTCACTCATTACTTCGTCAAATATTACAGCTTCAGTAATTGATTTTTTAACTTGTACTGATTTAGCTCTAGTTCCTCCAATTTTAGCATTTTTTAGTTCATGCCATTCTTCAGAACCTTGTTTTAAATCATAGTCTATATACATCATATTAAGATAACTTTTCTTTTAATGAATCTTTTAAAGCCATTACTTCTTTATTACTTTGCTGATTAGATTGCAATGCTTTCCATGCAGTAACAAGTGAATCAATATCTTTACAAGCTTTTAAATTAGCTTTAGCAGTTTTAATTAAAGCATTGTATTCTATTGCTATTTCGCTATCTGTTTTTTTAACTTCAGTACCATCTGCATCTGAATCAACATCTGTTACTAATCCTAAAGCACTAGATAAAGAATATCTTCTGTAGTATGTTATTCCTGATCCATTAACCTGAAAAGTATTCATACCTTTTAAAGTTATTCCTTGTGGTATTTCTGTAATACTTTCAATACTTTCACCACTTTCACTATGGAAAATAATAGTTTTAATATTAGTTCCTTCTATTAGTTGTGTAAATCCTAAATCATGCTTTTTTAATATTGGATTGATAACTTTAAAAATGGTTTTTAAATCTGAATATGTATATCCATATCCTTTAGTTCCTTGATGAATAGCTGGTACTTCTTGCTGAAATCCTGCTAATGCTTTAAATAAATTTTTCATAGTGTTTTGTTTTAGTGTTTAGTGAAGTTAGTTATTTATTTGTGTTATAATTTAAAAAAAGTTTATTTGAATGTTATTTAGAACCGTTCTAAATTAGTTAATTAATACTAACTATATTTTTCTTTATATAAGTCCATAACCCTACACCAGTATTTTCTTTTTTTACCTGTGTATGAGTTTATTTGCATTGCTATTTCTTCCCATATTTCCATTTCTCGTGCAAATTTACTTTTCCAAGTTCTTTTTTTGTACTCAATTCTTTCAAGTTCTTTTTTTTCTTCTTCCATTTTATTTAGTTTATTAATTGAATCTTAGTTTTTCTGTAAAGTTTTACTATCACTTTTTGCCCTTCATCTAATGCCATAGCTTCTACATATTGTTTTAAAGTAAAGTTGTATAGTTCTCTCATTATATCTAAAAAATGACTATCTGTTTTGTACTCTTCACCATATAAGTATTTATAGATTGTTAGGAACTGGTGCAACATTAAATTGCTACGTTCTAATGTTACCCTAAAGGAGCTTAATTCTAAATCTAGAACTCCAGCTAATTCTGTTAATGTTGCATCTTTAGACTTAGCTATAAGATGAATAAAATCTTTTTGCTTGTACTGTTTCATTTTTATTTGGTTTTAGTAAATTATTAACTGCATTTTGTTTTCTTTGTTCTAGTCTATCCATAGATTTATTTAAAATGTAAATTCTTTTTTTATCGTGCCATTTATGAAAGTAAATTCTTTCTTTAAGTATTTCTATATTCTTTTCAATTAGTTCTACTATTTCTACTACTGCCTTAGCTCTAAGAATATCATAAGGAAGACTATCTTTTCCATAGTCTTTATATTCCTTAATTAATCCTTCTATTTGTGTTTCTAAGCTCATCTTAATCCTCGTTAATAGTTATTAAATAATCTTTTATAATTTCTAAATCTTTTTCAGAAACATTTGAAGTATTTTCTAAATCTTCATTGCAAATAAAACATTCTATCATTTCTATTTCTGTAGTAGTTTCATCAGAATCATATGGTGTATCATAATCAATATATCCTAAACCTTTTTCTGTTTCTTTAATTACATTGTAATTTACTAAGTAAGAAATGTTTTTATTATCAACTAATAATGTTTCTGATTCGCTTATGTAATAACTTTCCTGAATATTCATAGTGTTTTTTTTTAGTGTGTATACAAATATAGTAATTATATTATGAAAAACATTCATATGAACTAGCATTTTATGTTATTTAGAATGGTTCTAAATAAGAAAGCCCCGTAAACACTAGGTTAACGAGGTAAAAACAATAAAATAAAAAAATTAATTTAAGCCCAAAAGCCTAATTTCACGATTAACTTCATTAAGCTTTTAGCAGTTTCAGCTTCTAAACCCTTGAATATAACACCAAATATTATAAAACCCATTATTAAATATCCTGAAATCTTTGCTAGATCGTATTTTCCTTTTCCACCATCAGGACTATTTTTAGAATTTAAAACTGCAGATACTACACCACCAGTAGAAGCATCACCAGCACCTTTTAAAACTCTTCCTATTACATTTAACACCTTCTTCATATCATCTAATTTGGTAATGTGGTAAATCTCTAAAAGTTTTCCAAAATCCTCCCCATTCTAATTTATAGTTTAAATCATTTGCAGCTTGTAACATACATACAGCAACTTTATAAAGTTCTTTTTCATCCCATGAAGCACCACCATTAACATAAGGCACAACATCTAAAGCATTTCCTGATTGATGATATGATTTATTTTTATATCCATCACATTTAGAATATCCTTTTAAAAATAATTTATTTTGTTCTTCAGCAGTTCTAACACCAGCAGTGCTAACTATTGTAAAATCTACACCATCTTTTCTGTTAGAACTAATATCTAAAGCTCTATTAAGTATTTCTATTAAAATAGGGTTAACACCTGTTAAATTTTTTAATGATCTTTTACCTAATTTGTACATATTATTTTATCTTTTGATTTAAAACAAAAACTTTTTTTTCTAAAGAATCTATTTTTTCAAAATGATCTTTAATGCTTTCATTTATTATTTGAATGTTACCATGTGTATTTAATAAACTATTTTGTATATCTCTAATTTTATCGCTATTTGCTTCAGCTAATGAATTAGTTTTATTTAGATTAATATTTGCCCTATCTAAATCTTTTTCTACTGCTGTTAATGTTGATCCTACTTTTTGAATACTTAACTGGAAATCACTAAACCTATCAGATAATTTTTTAATATTTACACCTTGATTATCTAAATCATCTTTGATAGTTTTTAATAAGCCTTTTAAAAAGAAGCCTATTAAAGCAATTACAGGAACTGCTATTAAAGGTATTAATATAGCTAATATATTTTCAATTTCCATTTTATTACAATAATCTGTAAGTTGCATAAATTTAATACTTTTTAGAATAAATTAGCTTTTATTTAATAAAACATTTTTTTATTATACCAATGGCTATATTTACTGTATTAAACAATACAAAAATACGTTTAATTAGTTTTTTTATATTTATTAAATGTTTTTTTTCCAAAAGTTCTCACTAAGAAATACATTATTTTGTTTTCTATTTTCTTTTTAGAATCGTATTTATTCCAAAATAAAAGCATTTCTTTATCTGCAAATTTTCTAGCTTTTTTATCTCCTAATTCATTTCTTAAATAGTCATTAATATACATATGATCATGAAGCGTAGAACCTATTATTTTATTATTGATTCTAGGCATTAAAGATCTAAGAAGTACAGGAACACTAGTACCATCTAATCTAAAACCCTTTTCTATTATGTATTCTTTACCATTGCTAAGTATGTATCTAACTTCTTTAGTAATTCTATAAGGTTTCTTTTTTTTACCTAATACAAAAGAAATAGGAAATACTCTAGTATGACTACAAAATACTGCATTACTCATTTATTGTATATTTTTAAAAGCGTTTAAAATAGCATTAACTTCTTCTAATGAAGAGTAAGCACCGTTTTTAAGTGCTATATCTAAAGCTTGTTTTATAACCGTTAAAGCTTCAGTTTTAGCTTTATTTTCTTCTTGTGTGTTTTCTTTTTTCATAGTTTATTATTTAGGCATTCCAGTTACTTCTATTTGTCCTACTAAATTAGGATATTCTTCTTCTAAAACTTGCTTAAACATATCACAAGCTCTATATATCATAACTCTATAATCTGTATAACCACCATCTGTAGTAGGGTAGTTTTCTTCTCCTTCTTCATTTAAGATAGCACGATCTAAACCAAAAGGCAAATTATCAAAATTAACAGCTTTTTCATCTTTATAATTTTCAGAAGTTCCATATTTCCAAATGCTGGAAAAGTACCAACTAACTCCATTAGTTTTAACATCTACAAAACCTGTTATTTTATCTTTAGATGGATATACAGAAAGTTCTCCTACTGTTATTCCACTTTCTTCATTTAATGTTATTGTTATCATTTTTTTATTTTTATACTATATTTAAAACACCTGAATTATTCCATATATCACCACTAGATAAACCTGCTGAAGACGTTGGAAGGTTTGAAGCGTTAATTACTCCATTATTTTTAACCTCTAATAAACTAGCATTAGCTGAATCAGTAACTTTAAAACCCGTTGTACTTACTAAAGTATCAGAACCTTTTACAGTTGTGTTGGTTTCAAGGCTTAAATTACCCGTTGATTTTATATAACTATCAGATGTTGCTCCTATTAGAATAGTAGGTGTTGGACTATTCCAACCTACAATAAATTGTTTACTTGCCGTACTTTGTAATTTATTAATATCTCCCCTACCTAACATTGTTACATGATCGTGTAAAGGTTTTAAGCTCCACCCTAACATTTGAGTGAAGAATTTATTTGTTTGATTTAGAGAGCCAATAGAAACCACACCTGTATTAGATATAACATTAGTAGCACCTATACATATACCTTCATAACTTGTATTTGTATTATTATGTCCTATGGAAGTACCTAAATTTACGGTATTGTTTTGCCCTACTGCTAAACCGTTAGTGGTGTTAACAGTGTTGTTATAACCTAATGCTGTCGCTTGTTCTATACTTGCCGAAGATATTATGGATTGACTACCTACTACTGTGTTTTTATGTTTTGAAACCACATTAGTAGAATTGTTTTCTGCTCCTTTTCCTATTATAAGAGTCCCGTCGTTTCTTACTTGTAATAAATTATCGTCATTCACGTCTGTAACCTTAAAGCCGTCAGTAGTCACTGAAGTATCTGAACCTTTTACAGTTGTGTTGGTTTCAAGGCTTAAATTACCCGTTGATTTTATGTAGCTATCAGTTGTTGAACCTATTACCATTGTGGGTGTTGCCGAATTGAAACCCACTGTTAATTGGTTTGTTGAGGTACTTTTTAAAGCACTCGCACCCGCTGAGAAACCCGTTCCCAAAACAATAGAACCTGCGTGATTTACTTCTGTTGCTGAACCTAAAGCTAGACCCATATAAGCATTACTTTCTGTATTCCAACCTAAAGCAGTCGCAAAGTTAGATGTACTTTCAGCTTCATAACCTAAAGAAGTTGTGTATTGACCACTTGCTATGGCACTTTTTCCAATTGATATAGCTCCCGTATTTGAAGAAGAAGCACCCGAACCGATACCGATTGAAAAATCAGATGTTGCAGAACCAAGCAAAGCAACTGCAACACCACCCGCAACCGATGAAACACCCATTGACACACCTCCATTTGTTGAAGTTCCTCCAATTGCTATTGAATTGGTTAATGTAGCTGAAGAATTATAACCAATCGCTATAGCTTTTTCTGAAGTTCCAGATCCGATAGTGGCATTTTGACCGATAACAACATTTTGAACTTTTTGTAAAGTATTATTATTTGTTGCATCTTTTCCTATTGTAAAACTACCATCATTTTTTATATCTAAAAAAACAAGGTTATTAACATCCGTAACTTTAAAACCACTTGTACTATTTAAAACATCAGAACCTTTTACTAAAGTATCATCTTGTAGGCTAATTCCCTCAGAACCTAAAACACCTAAACCATTAGCTATTATTTTTCCGTTCCTAATTCTAAAAGTTTCTAAATTAGATGAGGTTCCAAAAGTTAAGCTC